TTAGCTTCCTGCCTACACGAAACGCGTGGTTACTGGTAATTGGCCGCAGGTCATCCCACGCACCATGAAGGGCTACGTTCTCGGGGTGTTTTCTTTACTCATCGTGTGTAACCTTCCTCCTGTTTCCCATTGGATAGAGGACGTCATTGATGACTACAACACGATGTGTAGCTACGAATATGCTGCTGCTGACGCCTACAACACTTTCATTCACCGTCATCGAGTGGCGGCGTATGCCGCTGGTGTCCGTGTTAGAAAGCATCGTGCCCCATGGTATTGTTTCGCTTCGCGGTCCGTGCCTGTCGTGCACCCTTTCTCTTGGCTTATGAGCCAGTATGATGAATCGACCACTGCCATTCGGAGCCTCCTTGGCAGTCTTGGAGCCGTCAATGCGACGTTGAGTGAGGGCGTCCGCGCCGTTGCTGATGTCGCTTTCAAGGCTTATATCTATTATCAGATCGTATGGGCCCAGCTCTTCACTATCGTCATTGTTGTCGGTTTCTTCATTACTCTCATTTGTTCCAGCCGGGTGCGTGTTGTTCGTATCCGCAACAGGGTCCGTGGGTACGATGTCCAAGCATTGTGCCGTGAATTCGAAGCCGTCGGGGACTCTGTTTCGCTGCCCATTTCGCGCGGCCATTCCTGCCTCAATTTTCAGCGTCGGGTCGTCGAGTCGTGGTGTGCTGACCAGCTTTTACGGTACTTTAATCGTTTCCGACTGATATCCGGCGCTTCACACCGTCTTGTTGAGTGTGATGCTGAGGCCCATCGTTGTGCCCCGACCATGCAGGGCGGTTCTTTCGTCCCGGACGAGCTGTCGCGCCCGGCCTCCTGCCGACGGGCTCCGGCCGCTTGTCCTGAGAGATATGAGATCCCTGCTGCTTTGCTAAGCCACGTGGACTATTACATGACCACCGACCAGCTCGCCGCCGTAGTAACGGGCCCTACTTTTATTGTAAATCATGACTACGGCGCTATTGGCTCATTGTCTGTTGCTGAGGTTCGTACGTCCTGCGCGTCCGGGCTTGTTCAGGTTGACGTTCGTGACGGACCGACTTTCGGCCCGCATGCCTACTACAACTGGGCTGACGAGGGAACTGTCGTCGCTCGTACCGGTGCCTTTAAGTATCATCGTGTCGGGCGCGTGTTCGACACTTCTGTCTACTATGCCTTCCCTCTTGCCGGCACGTATTCCGACGACGATCCGTCTGCTTTGCGACGGTCCACCGACGGTGACTTACATTACTATTCACCACACGAGAAACGATTTGTAAGTTACACCGTCGGGCCCTCACACTATCGAGTGTTTGGTGTTGACCTCCCGCGAGCTCTGGCTGATTATTGCGCCGCGACCTTTTGTCGGTCCGTCCGCGACGACAAGTTTTATGACAGCCTCCGATCTTATTATCAGAATAGGTGCCGAGCTTTGGGCTTCAGCGACGCTCGCGACACCCTTATGCTCGATTTCATCATCCACCTTTGTGATGAGGCCAGCTTGCGCACGTTTGGTTTTTCGAGGCTGTCGTGCGCCCCATCGTCGTATGTTGCTTACTGGCTGTCGTGGATCCTTGTTAAGATCAACCATGTTATGCCTCTAGCCCTCACAACTTACTGCTTGGCTGCCCTGCACAGGTTCTTCGGCGCGAAGTCTGCCCCATGGAACTGGGCAACAATCCACTTACCCACATACGACATGGTAACCACGCCTTTCAGGTTGAAGCTATTCGGCCGCAACCCCACTTTGTTCAACCTCGAGCGATTTCGTGCTGAGGCCTCGATTGCTGGTGCCCCCGATCTTGGCCAGTCTGCCGAGGGTGCCCGCCAAAACCATGTCGAATATGGTGTCGAGTCTGGTGACGCGAGTTCTTCGTCCCGTTCCACAACCCCACCCACATCTGGTTCATCCTTTTCCGAGGCCAGTCAATTATTACTCAACTGCGAATCCTACTCAGACTCTAGGGACTCTGTCGCGACGAGTGCGCCGTCGGACCGAGGTTCTGGACTTCAAGTTAACTCGCGCAAAGCAGGGCGCAAGTCCCGTCGACTTGGCGGCGATAACACCAACCCTGACCACGTCGACAGTGTTTTTGATCCCAAGAGAACCACTCATGACGCCTGCCCTGACCCGACCGCCTCTTGCGGCCCTCATTTCTTCATGTCGGTGTGTGACGATGATGAGTCAATACCTACACTCTTTCATGCGCACACCGACGATGGTCAAGATATCACCTTCGCTGTTGACGACAGCATGGGAAAGACTATATCAAAGCGCTACTCAGCTTCGCAACTACGCTTGCTTAGCTGGGCTGTCGACGGCGTATTCAACGTTATATCTCGCTCCGCCAGTCGGCGTTTCGTCGAGGAGTCATTGTTGTCGTTACTACGATTCTTGCTGGAAGTACCAGCGCCTCAGTCATGTGCAGAGACTCGCCGCTGTCTTTTATTTGGCAGTCCTAGACAGCGATTTAGCGGGTACGACACCTTTGACATTGGATTCATGGGTATCGCGGTACCCCACGGCAAGACAAAGGGAGTTGAGGCTTGCCTTCGAGAGGTTGCGCGGCAGCACGCACGTGCAGACTGCCCAAACTAAGGTAAGGAACTTCATAAAGGTTGAGCCCATGGCCAAGTGTTCCGATCCTCGCAATATATCCCCTCGCAATGATTCAACTCTTGTCACGCTTGGTCCTTATTTCTCAGCCATTGAACACCGTGCTGTATCACTCCCCTTCTTAATTAAGGGATGCGACATTCCTTCTAGGGCCAAGCGCATGCGTGACCTTCTTGGCTGGCCCCACTACTACGAGATTGATTACTCACGCTTTGACCTCTCTATAAGCGTTGAGTTGCTATCTCAGTTTGAGCATTCCTGGATAGCACTCGTATACCCCCCCGACGTGCATCCTCTGTTTTGGCAGACCCTCGTCGCCACTCTGACCACCTCCGGGTTTAGTGAGTATGGTATCACATACTCACTCGCCGGCTCCAGGTGTAGCGGCGACCCCCACACGTCAATTGGTAATGGATTGCTCAATGCTTTTCTGACATGGCTCATCACTCATGATAAGGACAGCGTGTTCTATTGTGAGGGCGACGATGGCATTATCGCTTCCCGTACGCCCATCCTCGATGAAATAGAAATCATCCCAGATTTGGGATTCATGCTCAAGATCGATCATTACGACCACGTTAACGACTGTTCCTTTTGTGGTATGTTTCTTTACGAAGACCGCGCTGATCTTGGTATGTACTCTGACCCCATACGCACGCTGTCCAAGATACACGCTTGCTGCGCTGACGGCAAGTCTAGTAATCTTATTGTCGCCAAAGCGTTGAGTCTTCTCAACCTCAACCCCGCCACACCTATCATCACTGCCTTTTGCCAGCACATTCTGAGGGTCGTCCCCTCCGTCTTGTTAAACCCGCGTAATCGTAACAGACTACTTGCCACGGTTAAGCGCGTCGCGCCCTGGACTCACCACTTGCGCGTCCAATGTGACGTCACCTGCTCTGAACCATCCCCAACGATCCGTGCTGCCTTTGCGCTGCGGACCGGCATTAGCCCCGCCCTGCAGGTGCAGTACGAGGCTTACTTGGCGTCTCTGCCTTACGTGCCTTCTAAATACGCCTATTTGAAGAGAGATCTAGAGTTGGACGGCATCGGAGCGTCATTGATGGGCCGCCCTTTGTCTGTTCTTTACGCGTAGCACTTAGAAATGAATGCTCCTACATCCAACCCCACCACGGCACGCACTTTGCGTCCCGTTCGAACTAACCCAATGCCAAGGCGGTCGCGACGCTCTCGCCGCCGCCGTAGACCCAGGATTGTTACCACCGGGCTTACATCCCTCACACCGACTGCTATCAACCGACGTACCGTGACGCAAGTCACAAGACGCCAGCCTGCCCTCACCGGACCTGGTTTAGCATGGTTGCGACAATATTTAAACCCAATGGGCCTTTCCACCACCAGTGTAACAGGATTTCCTGACGGCTCTGCTGTCACGACTTGTGTTGCTGACTATTCGAACACATTTAATGTGACTTTCCCACCACGTGAGGCCCTCTATTGCACTGGCACCAGTGCTCAGCAGCACCCTGTGATGCTGGACCAGGCCTCCTATTCAAAGGTTGACAAGTGGTCTGAGTCAGATATTACGCTGTGTATTTTGGCCTTGCCTATGTTGCGCAATGTGGTCATGTTACGGCTTTATCCCACCACGCCGACTGTCTTTAATTTGACTGACCAAACTCCTAACTTTCCCCAGCGCTTCCCTAACTGGAGTGTCTTTGCCTCTGATGGCACCCGGTTTAATAATGGTGACAATCCTGGTTATCTCCAGTCTTACGTTTACCTCACGAACGTTGATAAGCACCTCTCAGCGGCCCGTGGCTATCGCTTGCTGTCTCGTGGGCTCACTGGCATCTTTTCAGCGCCTGCCCTTGAGACCCAAGGATTTGTTACGGCTTGTCAGTACCTGGCTGAGGGCTCTATCCAATCTCAGCCAATTCATTCTGATGCTGTTCGCGACATTACTCTCGACAATGATGGGAAGGTCAAGAACGTGCGTAAGAGCACTGACATCGTCAGTTCCATACCACGGTATGTCTTCCCCCTCGACGGTGATAATTGCGCGCCTTCGTCTCTCACTGAAACTTACCACCAGGCATACCAATCCAAAGCCACTGATGGTTTCTACATGCCCCTGCTTTCGTCATCGCGTGACAACCCTTTCCAGCCACCACAGCCGCGTGCCATTGCCGTTTATGGCAACATGCTCAGGCGTGGTTGTCTTGACCCTGTGTCTGAGCTTGATGAAGCACAAGGCCCTACCCACGTCATCCACCACCTTAATGTGGCTGATGATGTTGCACCGCTCTTTAACACCGGTGTCGTGTGGCTGGAGGGTGTCTCATCTAAGTTTTCTCTCAAACTTAAGACCCGAACCATCTTACAATATGTTCCAACGTCTGGCTCTGTCCTTGCTAATTTCACCCGGCATGAGCCCACTTATGATCAGATGGCACTCGATGCTGCTGACCGCTTGCGTAACATGATGCCCCATGCTTACCCCGCTGCTTACAATGACTGGGGCTGGCTTGGCGACCTCCTCGACTCTGCCATTTCTATGCTTCCCGGCGTTGGCACAGTCTACAATATAGCCAAGCCGCTGCTTAAACCGGCTTGGAATTGGTTGGGCGGCAAGGTTTCCGACTTCTTCGGCAACCCCGTCCACCGGGACGGTGACATTTTCTTTGACGCCAAGTCTTAATGGAGGGTAATCTCTGCCGGTTAGAAATCTTTGATTTCGTCATGCTGGTGTTCTTCGCCCTTTATCATTTCTTACTTGCTGTGTGGTTACTGGTAATCAGTCGCAGACTGTTCCACACAATGGCTCCCCGCGGTTCTTACAGCGCTATGCTCGCCACTGAGTGTCTCCGTGTGCAGCTCCAGCTCGCTAAGCGTGTGGCGGAGTACCTTGGCGTTGAGTGTGTGTACGTCTTTGACACGGATGGCTTCTTTGACACTGCCTCCGTTCACGTCACCACTCATGGACTCCGTTACCGCACTCGTGACGGCATTGTTGCTGTTTTGTCCCAGTCGGCACAGGCTATTCTGCCCCGTGCGGACCCCAATGTGTTTCAGCAGATTGCACGCCGTCGGCTCACGCCTGCCGAACACGGTCTCTGTCTGCACATCCCTCTGCGCCCCTCCACCGAGCCCGATACTGCTCGCGATCGGGGGCGTGACGAGGTAGACGGGTAACCACATTACAGGTGCCCGTTAGGCTGGTAAGCCTCCTTAAAGTTTCCCCGCAAGGTCTCATGGCTACGGTTGCCATGGGGGGCGTTTATGTACCGTTGGTTGTTGTAACGGTCTAGCCCCAGAAATCTTTG